TTGTTCTGGCATTGCTTTAATATCTTTTCCTAAACTCTTAGCTGCTTTTTCTAATTCTTCATTCTTACTTTTAATATTTAGTATAGCTTTCATTTCATTTTTATTAGTTAAGTCTTGCATAGATATTCTAAATTTTTTTACATCACCTGTAAATCCAATAGTAGCTACCATTTTCATAACTGTTTCTGCTAACATAAATCCTACATCAGGACTCCATTTACCTTCTGTAAATCCAGAAAATATAACAATTCTAGCTATAGCCTCTACAGGTACACCAGCATCTAACATAGCAATTACCTGTTGTGCAAATAAAGGTTCTGTTAATTTATCCCAAACATACTCTGATGCTTCCATAGTATCCGTAAATTCAGGTGGATGTTCCCAAGGATAGTTGCCAGGTTTATCTGTTAATCCTTGACCAGGGATTGGTGCATCAAAAGGGTTATTAGGTGCTTCTTTAAATTTATCCATGTATCTCCTTATGTAAACATGCTATCTTTATTTCTAAACCATTTGGTTAAGCGATAGTCCCATTCATTTCTTAATTCTTCTCCGTCAGCAGTTTTTATATTACTAGTTCTACCAGCTTTATCAGATGTATCATATCCTACTCTGCCTCCATAGTTTTGTGGGTCTACAGAAGTATCTTGTATTTGAAAATTACCACCTGCTCCAGCATCAGATCCACCTCCCATTAAACTACTAACTGCTTTGCCTACAAACTTACCACTACCTGGTAAAAATTTATTTGCTACAAATCCTGCAGTTATAACTGCTGCAGGCTTTATTAATTTTTTTAAATTAAATCCCATAACTCCCCTTATTAATTAAATAAATCAAAACCAAACTTACCAATCATTTGATACATAGCATCTTTAGAAGCTTGATCTTGTAAGTCTACTGCTGCAGATCTTTCAAGTGCTGCCATTGCCATGTTATGATTTCTATTCTGTTCATTCTCAGAAGCAGTATTAACCCATGAAGCTTCGTCTCTCCATTGTTGCCATGCTGCTGACATTGCCCAGTTAGATAAGTTTAGTAAATTTTGTGCGTTAGTTTGATTAGCTGCATTAACAGCTGCAGTGTTTGCAGTATTAATACCTCTTCTCCAAACTACATTTGATTGGTCAATCTCTCTTTGATTATTAACATTAAACTGTTGTCTTTGATTATCTAATGTAGCATTAAATTGATTGATAGCAGATTCTCTAGCTGCATTAGCCTCATTTACTTGTACAGTATTTTGTGCATTTAATGCTGCAATTTTATTTGCTTCACTAGTTGCATATTGTTTCATGGCATCATTCCTAGCTGCATTTTGTTCAGACATTTGTGATGACATGTTATCATAGAATTGATTAACTTGATTTTGACTAGTAGCATTAAATTGATAAGCTGCATTTGCTGCTGCTTGATCTGACATTAAAAATGCTTGTCTTGTATTTAAATTTTGTAAACTTGCTTGTTGATTATTAGACAAGTTAGCCATATCCATTTGTAGATATGATTGTGCATTTGTAATTGCAGCTTGCTGATTGTTTGCAAGATTCTGAAATATCATTTGCTTATAAGTATCTGCATCTGCTTTAGCAATAGGTATAGCAGAGTTCATAATACCTTCAGCTAATGCTTCAGCTGCCATAGAACTTTGACTCATACCTCTATTAGCTAATGCTGTTTCAGTAGCTTTTGCTGCACCTCTAGCCCATACAGGTAAAGGATTACCAGATTGTACTGCTGTAGTTACATCTTGTTGTAAGTCAGCTAACTGACCTCTAACTGTAGCATCTGTACTAACTGTACCTTGAGCTGCTACTGCAGGTGCTGTTACTGTACCTTGTGCTGCAGTCATAGTAGGAGTTTGTCCTGCTATTCCAGCTTGAGTATAAGTATTTGCAGCCTGTGCTGTAGGCACTGTTGATGCCATACTTGTAGGTGCTGCGGCTCCTGTTATTGTAGGTGCTGCTGCGGCTGTTGGCATTGCTGCTGCTGTAGTACCTGTAACACCAGCTGTGCTCATTAATTCATTAGGTGCTACATTCTGTAATTGTGGAGATATAGTAGTCCCCGTAGGCATAGTAGGTTTAGCTACTATAGACTCAATTAAAGATGTAGCTTTACTTGCTGTAGTTTGATTACTAGACGTAGGCTTAACTGAGCCTGTCTGTAATGCTACTGTGTCTACTGTTGCTACCATTGTTTATCTTCCTTGTCGATTATATTTTTTAAATGTTGAGTGTTTGTTTAAATTTTTACGATGTCTTCGTGGCCTTTTTTTAGGCTTTGGTCTAGGTACAAAATGTAAAAAACTTACTTTAGCCATTGTTTATTTTAAAACCTTTATACCATGCTGGTAAACCTATAAAAGGTCTTTTATCAAATTGATTTTCTTTTGCAGTTTTTGATTTTGCTTTATTATAATGCAAAAATACTTGACCACAATCCTTACCTTTAAATTCTTCTCGCCAATGTTCTAAATCACATCCAGAATATACTAACATATCACCTGGTTCTAAATCTATTTTAATACCAGCTTGTCCTGTTTTACCAGTTGGATCTAAGTATATTGGCCAAGGGTCACCCCCAAGATTTAAAGTTGTAGATATTTCACAAGAGTATCTATCTTTATGTCTTGCTAATACATCTCCTTTTTTATATATTCTAGCGTAAGAATATGTTTCACTTAATTTTAATTTTGTTTGTTTTTCCATTACAGGTTTTACTTCTTGTAATAAAGTTTCCATTGCAATGTCACCATAATGTGAATAAGTATTTGGCACTTGTTCATCATTCCATACTCCAAAGTATTCTGTATATGGTGATATATATCTTTGATCAAATAAAAATCTTGCTACATTTCTTTTGTTACAAAAATATTTATAAACAAAATCTGCTAATTCTTTTGATATTGCTTTTTTAATTACTGTATATTTATTTTTTTGAAACGACATTTTTAATAATATTTTTTCCCTTTAGTTTTTTATTTGACTGTATAAAATTTTTAATATAGTCTGGTTTATTTTTTACAGTATTAGTTTCGAGGGTAGCTTGTATTATAGCTTTTTTCATATTATCATTAGGCTTTGACATTTAAAACACTATTAGGTATTGCCTGACAGTTCCAATGTATAAATCTAAATGGTTCATATCCCATGTCTACAATGTATTGATGTGGCATGTATGAAGGAAAGAACATAGTTCTTCCTGGTTGAACTTTATAATTAATTTGTGATGATGCATATGTTACTTTTGTTTTATCTGCTTCTGGTAAAAGATTCATAATATTACCTGGTCTTGGATCTTCAAACAATGGCATTGATGTAGCTTCACTTGCTTTTAAAAAATAAAAACCAGAGATATGCCCATTCCAATGAGTGTGTAATGTATGATGTCCTCCGCCTCTTTTAGCAAACTCTTGCACCCACATTTCTGTAATAAATACTGTATAATTTGTTAAATCAAATCCCATTTCAATTAACAAATTATGTGCTGTTGCACCTATATAATCTTGTAACTTTTTAAACTTAGGATCACCTATTAACGATGTTGAGTGAAACACATGACCCATGTCTCCTTTATTTCCAAACTTTTTATTTCTTTTATCTATTGCTTCTTTTAAATTTTTTTTAGACTCTTCAATATATTTATCAGATGCATTATTTAATTCATTTACAAATCCTGGTTCATCACCATACCATATTGGACAAGGAAATATATCTTCCCTATTTAATTGTTTTGGAAACTGTAATTCTGTTTTTAAGTTTTTAGTTTTTTTCTTTTTCATATTCTCCTTATTTAAATGGCCAACCAAGATTCCATATAACTAAACTATGTCTTGAGCCTTTTTTTACTGGGCATACTCGATGCCATACAAACGAGGGGAATACTACTAAACTTCCTTTAGGTAATATCTCTTTACATTTTACAGGTTTTCTAGGTTTATCAGGATCTAAATTTCTAAAATCAAATTCTAACTCACCACCTTTATATTCTTTTGGATCTGATAATGTCACTGTTACAGATAACTTTCTAATCTTACCATGTGATGGATCATTTTGTTCTCTTTGATAAGGTTGATCCCAACTATCACAATGCCAATCATAAAATTGATCTTTATTATATTTTGTAAATTGGCAAGATTCACTAAAATCCCATTCAAAATTCCAACCTGCACTTCTATTTGCTTGATGAATATATGGTTGTATTTCTTTATAAATCCATCTATCACT